CCGGTAGTCTCCTAGCTGCCGGGGCTTTTTTCATTGCCGCTCTAAACTGGCAATCTCCCGGTCCAGATACCATCGTGCCTTCTTCAGATCGAGCAGGGCATCGTGCTTGTGCGCGGCTCGGGCGACATACTTCACCACATTTCCCAAGCAAAAATTCAATTCTTTTGCTTCAATAAAGTCTATCGTTTCCACGCCGCCCACCTTGTAGTGCGGCGGGTGATTGACCATATCCGTCCGAGGTTGTCCGCGACCGTCCGTTAACGTCTGGCCGACAACTGCTGGCGGCTCCCACTTATGCTCATGTTGCGGCATTTACTTTTTTCCATCCCTTCTCGGTTTTTGTGAACCCTGCAAAGTTCAACGCCTCTTCGGATCGGCAAAAGCCGCCCTTATGCTTGTGTTGCAGGAAACTCTCTGGATTAACAAACGTCTGTTTGCAGTTTGAGCAACGACGGATGCGTGAAACTTTATATCCCATTACTTTTTAACCAACCTTGTTACTTTTCCGACTTTTGTGCAAAACGAATTGATCCAGGCTTGCGTGCTTTCGCGCATCACCGTGCGCCCGCAGTGCTTGCAATAGTATTTGCTCATTCGTCGGCCTCCTCTTTCGGCGGCGGGAAATCTAACACCCAACCTTCGGCAAGCATCTCTTGCTCTTTTGCGACGGCAACAAGGGCAGCAAAGCGTTCAAGCCGTTCAATCAACACCGGAAACTCTGGCCCTGTTTCATGATTGCGACCAATTCGATTCCATCCCGCTTTTTTTGCCAGTTGGATGATGTCGTCGCGGGTCATGGCATTACCGCCCATAACCAACGGAAAATTCCCCCGACTAGGAACACCACCGATGCAACAAGCGACAACGTAATAATGGCGTGCATTGCGGTACTAGGCTTGCCAAAATTTATCGCCGCGATCGCGATTATCAACAACAAAAACCCGATGGCAGTCATTGCGGCAACCCCCATTTGAACTCGCCGGTTCGTGCATCGTAATGCGCGCAGGACTGCTCGATAGCCGAGCGGTGAGCGTACTTCGACGTGACAACGCATCCGAATGACACACCGATTGCCAAAGCAAACGTAATCACAAACGCCAGTTCGTTGCGCTTAATCATAAGCCCACCATCTGCAACTGACCGCGCAGGGCATAGCGCGCATACTTCTTGCCGTTTTTCTTTTCGGTAATCGTCTCAATATCAACGCCGCGCGTTCGCAGATCGTCGATTCGAGCTGCCAACCGAAAGCACCCGAATTCACGCAGAGCATCGAGCGGCGTAATGGTGTTCCCCGCCAACAAATACTCGTGAATCATGTCGTTTTGCGACTTCACTGTTGTCTCCTGTTCGCACAAATCGTGCGCCATGTGTCCAGAACGATACGCTCTGTCTCCCGTTTGTTTGCGATATGGCCGTAGTGCGCCAGGCACGATACATAATGCTCGTGCGCTTCTTTGCTTTTGGCGTGCATCGTTGCCGTGGCCTGCCGCTCTGCGACAGTTCCCTCGGCGTGGATGAACACCATCTCTTTAGTGCGCTTGTATGCGTACTCGGCGCGCTCTACGTCCGCCTTCGCCGCCGCGCAAGTCTCGTCGGTGTCGACGAGAAAGCGCAGGGCTTTTTCTGCTCGTTCTTCGCTTATCATCAGAACGGCACGTCATCATCGACAAACTTTTCTTCGACCGGATCGGGCTTCTTCGTCGGCGTTGCCGCACGCAGTCCGTCCTTCGGGCGCACAGAAAGCGAAAAGTATTTCTGTCCGGCAAGCTTGCCGCCGTCCTTGCCCGTCTTGAGCCACGCCGAAAGCCAGTATTCCGTACCGCAGACGTTAATTGAGCCGGTGTAATCGGGGTGCATCTCGGCTGCCTTCTTTTCGTTCTTCGCCAGCAAGCCGGTGTTGGTGTTGTCGTATTGCTTCACAGGGCTAACTCCTTCAGTTTGTTAACTTTGGTTTCCAGTTCCACAAGGAACTCGTAGATTTCGTGCTCAAGCATCTTTACTGCATCGTCGTCACGCGGGATACGGACGGTAAGCAACTGCAAGTGCTCCGGCATACGCGGGTCGTATGACACCCAGTCGCACCATTCCGCGCCCACGCACGCCATCTGCCATTGCATTTGCAGAAAGTATTTCTGTGGCGGCTCTTGATTAAGCAACCACTCAATATGCGTGGCCGTGTTTGGGCATTTAATCTCAACGCATCCCTCTGGCGCGATCAATCCATCCGGCGATGCTCCAGACATTTTGATGCTCGGATGCGGCATAAACCCGACTTCCGTTACCAAGTTGCCGGTCTTGGCCGAGTAAGCGTCACGAGCGGCGGCTTCTTGGTCAATGCCCCACTGCATCGCCGCGTTGATAAAGCCCTCCTCACGTTTGCCCGTAAGGCGCTCGCACACTAATTCGGCCATGTAATTTGCTCGAGAGGCGGCATAGCCCGACTTCGTGCGCGCTACAACGTCGGCCACCCGAGATGCCGTGACCTTGCCGATTCGCTCGGCAAACCATTCTGGCGTTCTCTGTTCCATCACGCCCCCAACTTCGCCTTGCGGGCGGTGAACAACGCTTGATGCGCTTTGCGCTCCTCGGGCGACAACTGCTTGAACAATGAAGTCAGTTCCGCCATGTTCGCCGCAAGGTCAATCGCGGTTTCAATGGCAGGATCGGTCATTGGCGTTGCTGCAACTTCATGCGTCGTTGCATCGGCGTCATTGTCCGCTTCGGTCGGGATACAAAAAGTTTGGAACGCAGCGTATTTATAAGCCGCAGACATAGCCTTGTTGCTTGATTTGTCACCGGAGTCCATCGCCTCCCCAACGGTAATGACGGTATGTTTGGAGCCATCCTCGGCGGCTACAAAGTCGAACTCAACGATTAACGTGGTGTAGAACAACGCGCCGCCCGACTTGGTTTGCCGCTCCAGTACCTGCCGATTTTGTACACGAGGCAGGATGCAAAGGCCGTGCTTCGACAATAGCGGCGACAGGGCGCCGTACACCTGGTCGATCCCTCTGAACTGATAACCCTGCTGGGCGTTCTTGGAATCTTTCGCAATGCCAATCCGCGACAGGTCGGCAGTGACCGCCGCAATCTTTTCGTAAACCTTCATCATTTGCCCTCCGAGAGCTTTGCGATTGCAATGTCGATGTTTTTGAGAACGTCACCGAAAAGTGAATGGAGCTCGACTGCTCCTTCGGCGTCTATGCGGTTTAACTCGTTGACCGCCTCGATGACGTTAAACATCGCCATCTCCGCCTTGTCCTGCTCCATGCGAAGCGCATCGCGCTCCATCTCAACGAGCATTTGTTCGTGAATGTCATCCATTTGAATCTCCTAAGTGAGCCCATTGCTCACGAGCAATACTACTCGAGTGAGCGGGGTTGTCAAGCGGGTTTGTTTGGGCCATACTGCGGCCATGAACATCGAAGCAGTCATTAAGCATTTTGGGAGCGTTAAAGCAGCCGCGACGGCGTTGGACGTTTATCCGCAGGTTATCTACCAGTGGAAACAAAACGGCATCCCAATGCTTCGGCAGTGCCAAATCCAAGTGTTAACCAATGGCCGTCTGATGGCCGATAAACTGAGGGGGCGGAAAGATTGAATTTTTACCCTAGACATATTGGCGACCACATGAAGCAGACATCGCATCTGTCTCTCGTGGAGCATGGTGTTTATAACTTGTTACTTGATCGGTTTTACGCCACCGAGCAACCGATTACCCGTCAAGAGGCTTATGGGGTATGCCGACCACGCACACGGCTCGAAAAGCAAGCGGTGGAAACGGTGTTGTCGACCCTGTTTACCGATACGAAAGCGGGGTACGTTAACCGTCGAGCGTTGCAGGAAATTGAGAAGTATCAAGAAAAAAGCCTAAAGGCTCGACAATCTGCGTTGACACGCTGGAGTCAAAATCCTGCGGAAAAACCGTCTAACTCAGATACGAACGTAATGCGAACGCATAGCGAACGCAATGCAAAGGCAATGCTATCCAATAACCAATATCCAATATCCAATAACCAAAAATCTAATCTTGTTCCGATACGGGAAATAATTCCCGAGGTCTTCAAGAAATGAATAACGACAAATCAATCGTCAGTAGCGACATTAGCTACATGGTCGCCGGCAACGTTCAAATGTGGGCGGAGATCGCTGCAACCCCTATGGGCAAGTTGCGCCTGGCCGACGCCTATCTCGGGCGCATTACGGTCGGCCCGTGGGAAACCCGTAAGATGATGACCGACGAACTGAAGGGCATGATCGGCGGCATAGTGCGTGAGGCGAAACCGAAAGACGTGCTAGGCGACCCACACGTCCGAGGCATGGTTCGGCACCTGTGGGGCGAAATGGGCGTCACTCGATTACAACGACGGATGGAAGAAAATGCGCTACGCGAAACGCAGGGACAACAACCACAAGGAAATAGTGACCGCGCTACGGGCGGCGGGGTTTGACGTAATCGACTTTGGTTCGGCGGGTCACAGTATCCCCGACCTGCTCGTGTCCAGAGAGGCGCAGATCGGCGCACCGTGGACCTGTTGGGTAGAGGTCAAGGATAGCGGCGGACGGCTCAGAGACGGCCAGAAGCGGTTTCAGAGCCTGTTTGAGCCGAAGGAAGAATGGTACGAGGCTCGGAACGCCGCAGACACCGTATGCGCCCTGCAAGCCCTGTACTTGAGCCGTGTAAAATAAATTGTTACAGTAGCGTCTATGATAAAGAACTGGTCAGAACTGAACGCTACGCTCAACAACCTGTCCGAGGATGAGGTCAAGGCGGCGCTACTTGAGGAAGTGGATGGGGCGAAGCGCGGCACGTTCGTGAAGCGTCTCCACCAACGGTACTGCGCGCTCCGCGCCACCCGTGAGCGTCGGGAACTTAAAGCCCTCGTCGCAGGAACTTCAGATAGTCCGCCCCTTCCTCCGGCTGCCACCATACCTTCACAAGGTCTGGATGCTCCGGCGGTAGCGCAGGGTTAATCGTCGTCAAGACGCAGGGCGAAAGCGCGTTGTCGCGGAAGCCCTTGTCCTTTGCAAACCGGTCGTACACCTTGTAACTCGCAACCTTTAGCGCGTGCATGGTTATGCCAGATATTGCATCTTTTAGGACGCTATAGGCCGACTCGTGCTTATGGCCGGCCACGTAGATGTGGTCGCGGGTTCCCATAATCGCCGCCTTCATCGGCCCGTGCGCCGGGTTCCAGATCGACGAACCGGAATGGTCATGTCGAGCGTTTACCCGCACCTCAAGTCCGTTCGGGAACTTGAGCGCGATGCGTGCCTCTGACGATTTATAAAGCGCGTCCTGTTGCTTGGCGATCCAACGTAGCGGGTCACCAGCACCCGACCAGGCGTCATGGTTGCCCGAGATCATATATAGCCAGTTGCACCGGCCAACGAACCATTCGGCCAACCGCCAGGCCTGCGCCGCTGACGTACTCTGATCGGCGTATAGCCGCGCTAGGCGCCCGACCCAGTTGTTCGTGGTATCGCCCACGTTAACCGCAAAAAGCCCTTTGGTGGCGTTTACGAGCGCCGTATGACGTTCTAGGGCTTCAATGTCGGTGCCGTCGTCGTCGACGTGCGGGTCGCCAAAGTGCAGGATGCCAATAGCGCCGTCTATCTTAATGCGGATCGGGATTAGCTTTGACGCTTCCTCGTAGTTCCGTTTGTTGGCGAACTGACGTTTGCGGTGAGCAATCAGTTCCTCAATGGACACGTCGTCCATCGGCAGCGGGGTGAACTCAAAGTCCTTTTCTATAATTTCGGGCTTTTGGTAACTCGACTCTAGCCCCTCAACCCCTTTTGCAATTAGGTCGTTAACTCGAACCGAGATGTTACGGGTGCTAATCCCTAGCTCTCTGGCAGCTACCGCCCTAATTCCTTTGTTCTTCCGTAAGCAAGCAATCAGTCTTTCGTCAGAAACAACTCGCCTAGGCATAAGTCCTCTCGTGTTAGTGCTCCCAAAGAGAACTTAACACAAAACAATCGCTTGTAACAAATACCTATACGGTTCTTTGGAAATGCGGCACGTCGACAAAGCGCCACTTACCGCCCCACTGATTCTTTGGGTGCAGCGATTCCCAGTATTCGCCAACGGGCGCTAGGGTCTTTACGTCGTAAACCAGTTTGCCGTCTTTGAAGAAATTAAGGTCGATGGCGCATCGCTTGATATGGATGCTGTTCATCGTCTTCGACCGGCCAGTCTTAACGTAAATTTGCTGCTGGTCGATGGTTCGAGCCAGTTCGCCGCCCGTGACGGTAAAGCCGAGTTCCGTAGCCTTGGCGATCAGTTTGCAGGCGTCCAGCAGGAACGCCGCCTGTTCAGCGACGAGACTCATTTGGTCTTCATCTCCATGACCTTCTCAACCGTGCGGCCACCAAAATAGGCCAACATCACAATCTGTCCCCAGTTGCCGAGCAGAGTCACATACGATTCGTTCGCTTCCATACCAAAGGCGGACATGAAGGCAAACAGGAAGTAGCCGGCAAGGATGGCGATTAGCGTCATAGGCCGGATGTTTTTCGACAACCACGAGTCAGACGACATATCGGCAGTCCAGCGATCCGTGACCGCAGCCGCTTCTGCCTTGAACGCCTCAATGTTGAGTTTGTTTTCCTCAAGGCGGAGTTTCATCAACTCCTCCTCGTGCTCCATCTCGGCAATCTTGATCTGAGCAATCTGCTCCGGCGGCATATCAACGGCCAACTTAACGCCGAGCTTGTCTTCGACAAACTCCTTGCCCTTCGCCATAACGGCGTTTGCCACCAACCCTAGCCCGTTAGAGAGCAGGGTCTGAATTAACGGCATCATCGTTTTGCCCGCTCCTCGAGCAGACGCAGGCGGACGTTTAAGTCGTTAATCTCGCGCTGCAGGTCTTCACGCAATTTGGCGCGTTTCTCGGCAGACAACGGCGAATCAGTCGGGACGCCTTCGGACGTAATCAACGCCGGCAACTTTGACTCAATACTAATGAGCCTGTTGCTAAACGAGGACACCTGCCCGAGTAGCCAGCCAATGCTGACGACCAGGATAGGTATTACCATCTTGAGTATTTCGCCCCAGTTCATTTCTTGTTCACCAAATCGAACAACGCCTTAACTTTTTCTTCCAACACGGCAACCCGCAGGTCAAGTTTCGATAAGACAATAATCAAGGTAATGATCGCAAATAGAACCGGCCACGCCTTAATGAGCAGTTCTACAACGTCCATTACTTGTCGGCCTTCGTCTCTAGCCGGTCAAATATCTTCTCAAGCATTGCCTTGATGTCACGCACGTCCTCACGGTAGTCGTCTTTAGCGACATACTGTTTCGGCAAGTCCTCGCGTAACTTGGACAGGTCTTGGCGCAACTCTCGGTCAGCTTCCCATAGCACACGGCCAAACCAACCGAGAGCAGTCATTACGCCGCCGTAAACCCAGTTGAGCAGTGTCTGGTCCATCATTGCGCCAACGCATTTTGGTTTTGTTGCGCACCGCGCAACGCATTAACAACGCCTGCTCGAGGAACCCCGGCAGATGGTTTATTCAACATCCGACGTATGCCACTTGATTGCCCGGCAATTAACGCATCGGCCAATGCTTTTGCTGCGCCGTTGCTGTTATACATTTCAACAGCAACTTGCGCCGCCAGTTTAGCGTCTAGCGCGCCTTTTGCTCGTGCCATCAAAAAGTTAGCCAACGCTGCGGTATGACTCAATGCAAACGGCGCTTTGCCGGTCGATTCGGATACCAGCCCCTTTACGCCGCCACCCGCACGGATGCCTTCTCGCACCAATTCGTCAAAACGATCCTTATTAGCAAGGTCTGCCGTG